TTTCTCAGTGCCAGTGCTTTACGTGTTGGCTCACCATTGGGTTTCTTCATAGGACCTTTGTTGCCACCCATTCTAGCACAAAAGCTCTTGCGGCGTTTGGCCGCTTTTGATCCTGGCTTCAGTTTGCTAGGTTTGGTAGTCACTGCCATTTGCAGCTTTGATCCGGGGTGCTCAGCACGATAACTGGCCACACCTTTACGATTGAGTCCACCCTTCTTGCTCTTGCCAGCTGAACGATGCCATGCGGCTGATTCATCCAGCAGTTCTGCATCATCCACTGACTCAAAGTCTTCCCATATGGTTTCACTATCAACACCATGATACAGTGCCCAGCTTTCAACCATGCTTTCGATAATGTCAAACTGCTCATCTGCGGTCAGGGTTAATCCGCTGAGATCCAGTATTCTGCTCAACTCATCTAAATTCTCAGTTACACTTTCCGTTTTGGCTGTCTTGGCTGCGTCTTTCCAGGCCTGTGCTGTGGGAGCTTTGGGGCTTGAAGCAGGTCTACTAGTGCCAGCCTTCTTGCGCTTGTTCACATTGTAGTATAAACCATGTTTGGCCGCTTCATCTACTTCATCTTCTTTGATCTTTTCGCAATCATTCACACGCTTGCCGGCATTTTTTCCTGTGCCTGGCTGTGTGCCGGTCTTTCTATAACCAGGCCAACACTTTTGTGCCCCAGCCACTTCCGCCACACCTTGCCCTAATGGACTTTTTGGTGGAACATATCGCTTGCCTGTTCGAGGATCCACTCGCTGTGAGGGGTGATTGCCATAGCCTTCTTCGGCCATGCCTTTCTTCTTAGCATGGTATTCATCTTGTGCCTTCTTAACACGTGCCTGGTCGGCACGTAGTCTACGTTGGTCTGGATCCATGAAGTCAGGATCATCATTATGGCGTCTTGGTATACTACCGCCATGTGGCATTGGCTTCTTACCTGCAGCAGGTGCACCATACTCTTTACCTAAATCAGTAACTTCTTCCGCCACACCTTCGTTGGGTACACAGTTACGAACTTGTCCACCATTCCGGCCTTTCTTAGTGCCTTCAGCATGTTTGCCCGGCCAGCACTTGGTCACACCGTTTGAGTCCTTGGCACCTTTGGCAATTTCATTCAATGAGCCGTGTGTTTGGCACATGCCGCAATCTGGGCATACAGTTTCCATTGTCATCATGCTTTCGTTATGTTTCTTCTTGCCAGCACAATGGGCCTTTTGACTGAAGCCTTTGGGGTGACTACAGTTGATCGAACTCTTGTATTTCTTGGTCCACTTTTCAGTTATAAATTCAGTTACTCTCATAGTTCACTTATGTCCTCAAACATTAAAGGTATGCCAGCCATACCGCACCCCAACAGTGCTAGGCCAATATAAATCATTTTACACAGTGCTAAAAGGGTTTTTCGGGCCATCATATCCGTCATCCTCTGGGTATACAAGATATTTATCCGGATTGGCTCTAGGTTCCGGTACGGGTTCGCTAGGAGTTTCCCCTATGTAGAACTCAGTCTGCTGAGGCGTTTGCGCCACATTTTTGTCTTTTTGCATTTGTAAGTGCTCCAAAGTCCACTGGCCATTCTGCACCAGGTGCTAGTTCTTTAGCGTTAGCTGGGAAAGCAAATTTAACGCCGCCTGCGGTTTCTATCTGTGTAATGGGGGTACGGAACTTGGTCAAGTCGTTGCCTAGATTAGGATAAGGAGCGACGTGTGGGAATGCCCACCCTGCTACTTCGTTGGTTTGATTATTGATAACAATTTTGTAAAAACCATGAGGAACAACAACGCCGTTGCCGATTTTCTTGTCTTGTGCATTGTATACTCCGCCTACATATACTGTATAACTTTGGTTGCGCTGAACAGCCCACCCACGAACTGATGTTTCTAACAGTTTCCAGATACCACGATTCAGTGAGCCAGCTTGTGGGCTCATGTTGGTCATTAGGAAACTTTCAAACTCCACTTGTGTATCCCAGCTCAAGTCACCGTCTGGACTCATGTGTCCTTTGTCGTAGCCAGTTCCTGCATAATCATCTGGACGAGCACCACCTTGGATGCTTTGGTCAGGTGCAAATGCATTTGTACGGGCAACACATCCTAATGCGTTTTGTGGAAGTAATTCATATGTTACATACTTTGGTAATTTAGCGGCAGCATCATAACCAACCAAATAGGCCTGACGGCAAATAGGTTGAACTCCTGCTGTTTGTGGGAATCCATAAGGTGCATGTACTTTACATGTTTGTGGATCTTGTGGTGCTCTTTGTGTCCAAGCAAAACTTGTTACACTGATAAAGGCTAAGAGAAAGCCTAATGCGATTTTTTTCATTGAGTAGTACTCCAATTAAGTACTACTATTTATGTTGCCGAGTAATAGTTTATCTGAGTAGTTGGCTCTACGAATCTACCAATAGCCCGAGCATGTATGGGCTACCATATATAAGGCTTTCATCGGTGACAATTGGTAAACCATTGACACCAAGTCCACATGTACTTGACTTCTAAAAAGAGAACTACAAGGACAATCGCACACCATAGCCAATCACGTGGACTAAAAGTTATCGGTTGTTCTTGATAGTCCTCGTCAGGCTTCATACAATGAACTGCATCCATTCTTGAAAACGCAATGCGGCAAACCCTTGACGTTTGCGTTTGTTTACCAATTCGTAAAAGTCTGGCTTGTAGGGTTTGATTCGTGGCTTCCAACCCTTGGTCTTGTCACTTTTGTTTGAGTTGCATGGTGCGCAAGCTGTGGTACAGTTTTCCCACACACTCTTGCCGCCTTTTGATACTGGTAACACATGATCCAGTGTGGAATCTTTGCGTTGTATGCTGTCTCCGCAATACTGGCATTCACCATTGTCTCGTAGATACACGTTTGAACGGCTGAAACGCACTGACACTTTGGGTTTCATGTACTCGCGCAAGATCATAACACTGGGTACTGGTGTTTCCCAAGTGGCGCTGTGTACGATCCAGTTGTCGTGCCAAAGCAACACATCGGCCTTGTCCAGCACCATGTATTTGATTGCGTCTTCCCATGTGATTGTGCTTAGGGGCATGTATGACACGGGATTTCCGTCAGCATTAAGTAGCAGTACATCTGCCATTTTGATTACCTCTTTCGATTGTGTTACAGACCCAACCTTTGAAGTATATATAATACACTATCAGTGTATTTACGTCAAGAACTATTACAACAATATGTTTTGACTGAATTCCGAACCACTACGATCAAGAGCCTTGCACCATTGATCCTTGCTGTCATTCTCAAACACCACATCATGATCGGCGCTGGCTGTACACCAGCTGTTTTGATGTTTATATGGAGCAACACCTTTGATTTCATTTACCAGTTGTCCAGGTCCCCATCCACACATGCCCAAAAACAGTCGCCAATACATGGGACGATCACCACCGCTCAACTTGGGCAATACATCTTCAGCACTGCTCACACTGAACTGTTGATTCAATTGCATAGTGTTGCTACAACACCATTCTGCACTATGCAACAAACTGAGGCTTTGTGGATTGACTGGGCCACCCATGTACACATAGCCTGGTATGTTCAAGGGAATGTTCAGCTGTTGCCCAAACTCAGCAATGGTATAGTGACTGCGTTTGTTCAACACCAACCCTATGCTGCCATGATGATGATGTTCTGTGACTATTATCACGGTCTTGTGCCAGAAGCTGTCTTTGATTGTGGGGGGTGCGATTAATAAATTACCTACATGCGTCATGAAGATATTTAGTTACGCGAATCGTGCAACAGATTGTTTTACGTCTGCCACAGTTATCTCACCGTCACGATTGAGATCTAGGCCTTTGTTTTGTGCATACACTTTACCACTGAATCCTGGTGCACCATTTTTTCCTAACACTGTGGCATCATCATAACCCACATACTTGGGCATGAACACAGCCATGTACAAGTCTCCCAGTGTGCCACGACCCACACCGGTCATTTTGAAATATCTATACACATAGTCCAACTGTTGCACTCCATCCATCTTGTACAATTCGTCTGTGGTGGTTCCCAGTCTACGTGCGGTGTCAGGCATGAACTGAATGAGGCCAGTTGCACCGCTCATGCTGTTTCTGGCCTGTGGATTGACTCTAGACTCCTGTTTAAAGATAGCCATCATGTCACTGGATTTGACTCCCAGCAATCCCGCTATTTTTTCTAGTTTTTTCTTGAAATCTGGATCTTGAATTGTTGTTACATCAATTTTCTGTGCATCCACACTGTCTGGACGGGACAGCACATCCTTGTACTTGCTAGCGATTTCCGGAAACTCTTCGGCAGCTCGTCGTGTGTATTTGCCCAAGCGGCCATCAATGCCATCATTTTTGGGACCAAAGTGGCCCAAATCTGCACCTTTGGCTTTGAGCTCTTGTTGCAATGCCATGACATCTTTGTCAACAGCCTCTTTTATGATTTCGCGTATTTTCATTTGCGTGTTCCGTAATCTGGTAGTGGGCCGCCATACTTCTTGCCCTTGATCTTTTTACCGCCCACTGTGATACGAACTTTGCTACCGCCGTGTCCAATCAAGTGACTTTTATCGCCACTGCGAGCTCTCAGTCCTTGACTACGACAACTGGCAAGATTGCTGGCACCCAAATCGTTATCGGGTCTACCGCTGGTACACAGTTCACGGCTGGCTCTTTCTGATATTATTTCGCTGATTCGCATGGTAATGTATTTATTGATTTAGATACTCAAACACATTGAGCCATTTGCGTTTGCCTATGGTGGCTTTTAGATGTGCAAGATTGGCTTTGGTACGGTGTCTAAAACGACTCTTTTCAGCTTCTGGCACTGGCACAAACTCAATTGCCACACCTTCCTGTTCGGCTATTTCTTCAGCGATGTCCAAAAAACTGTGTGACAAACCAGCACCACAGTTCCAAATGCCTGATCCACGTACCTGTTTGATGAAGTCTATGTGCAATCGACACACATCGCCCACCCATGTCCAATCTCTGTACACATTCTCAGCTGTGTCCCACACTGTGATTTTGCCTTCCTTGCGGGCCTGATCACGCCACTTCACAATGGCATTAGAACGTTTGCCTCTAAGGTGCATGTATTTGCCATACACATTGAAGTAGCGAAAGCCCTGTACAAAGATCTTGACATCCTGTTGGGGCCACCAACGATCAAACAGGTATTTGCTCCATGCATATGGAGTTTGTGGCCTGCAAGAGGCTGTTTCAGTAAAATCTTTGGTTTCACCATACACACTACTGGAGCTGGCATATTGCAAATGAACACCGTGGGTGTTGCACTCTGTAAACAACCATTGACTGAACTCCAAATTTTGTTTCAGTATCTGGTCCACATCTGCGTAGGTCATGTCAGCAATGGCGCCCAAGTGTATGACCCAATCATAACTGCTTACATCTGGATAGCTGTTGGGATCCCACTCCCAGCCTTCTATGTCCCAGCCCTCCTCTTGATTGAGCCAGGCCAACATGTTCTTGCCAATAAAGCCCTCATGGCCCGTGACTAGGACTCGCATGCATCAGCTGTTGGTGATTGGGCGGAAGCGTTGCAAAAATGCTTCTGTGCGACAAAAGAAAGGTTGCCTCATGTGATTCTGGTACTCAATCCATGCATCGCCTTGAACTTCAAATAGGTTGGTCACTGTGAACGTTTCGCCGTTCACATCTGTAAACTGGTCACCCAGTTTAGGTGTTTGAAAAACATCAGTGGTCATAAGAATTGTCCTGGGTTAGATTGTTCCAATTCGTCCAGTTTTTCCCAAACGAACTTTAGTAACGCCTTGCCTGTTTCTGGATCCGTACTCATCAGTAGAGTGATACGACTCAACAGCATGCCCGCAATGTTGTGCGCTTGAAATTGATCTTGATATTTTAATATAATGGCATCCAAATCATTGATAAACGATTCTATACTTTGATCATCATGCTCCATGTATCATCCTTATCAATCCAACCGTGTCAATGGACACCAGCAATATATAATTAGCGAGCATACCAAAGGAACGACGACTATAAGCGCACCAAGCGTATATAGCACAACCTGTAATCCATATGGGGTACAGTGTAAAAAGGGGAGGAGTAGGCACGGTGATGGCCATAGTGATAGAGCAACCAATAGATATAGCCCAAGCAAGGATCTCAAGACAAAAACGTATTCTATTGCTTTGATAATCATGGTTGATCCAGTCCAGTGTGGGTTTAAAAATAATGTTGTACATATAGTATTTTAGCATATTTTAAAACGATACTCAACAAAAAAGGCTACCTAAGTAGCCTTTGAACTAAGTCAGCTTGAGATTAAGCTACAATGCCCATAGCCAATGCTTTGTAACCAGCTGCAACGATCTTGCGGCTTGGTTGAC